AATCCAAGCCAATATCGAAGCCAAGCAAAAGGCTATGGATGACTTGCAGGCCCATTGCATGTGCGCAAGCGCGGAATATGGCCCGCACTACATCACGATCATTTACCCTTACGGGGATTGGCCGGTTGACGGCATCCGAGTTGAAAATAGCGCGGCTGGAATTGGCCGGGCATTGACAGTGATGGAAAAGCACTGGCAGGGTAGTTTTTTGTGATTGCATTTTATAGCTTGACTTTTCCGAAAAGCCCCTTTATGTGTCACGTCAATGCCGCAACATCGCGCCCCGCCTTTCTCGACAAAGGCACGGCCTAGCCCTAGGGGTTTTGCCGATTACTTTGTTGCGAACGGATGGACAGAAACGAAACTGGAGTTCCAATGTCAGACACCGCAAATGATCCGCTGGATTGCGGAGTTCGATTTGTCCGGGCGCGACTTGAAGGCCGAACGCAAGGCGCATATGCGGAAGGGTACGCCGATTAAGGCCGCAGACGATGGCCGGTGGGCTATCCCTCCGCCTCAGTCGTTTTTGCCGCGCGCCGAGCCTTACCCCAGTGTTGACCCTTATTTTGATGAATTGACTTATGGGTAAGTTGACGCCTAGACAATCCATGTTCGTCAAAGAGTATCTGGTTGACCTGAACGGGACGCAGGCCGCAATCCGGGCCGGGTATAGCAAAAAGACGGCTGGCCAGCAAAGCGAGCAACTCTTGAAAAATCTTGAAATTGCCGCCGCCGTCCAAGCTGGCATGGCCAAGAGGGCCGCAAAAGTCGAGATTAATGCGGATTATGTTTTGGCTAGACTTGCCGAGATTGACCGCATGGACGTGCTTGACATCATGAACGATGACATGACTTTGAAGCCTGTCAGCGCATGGCCTTCGAGCTGGAGGCGTTACCTGTCCGGCTTTGACGTGGCAGAGATGAAAGACGGGCAAGACGCAATCGGGGTGCTAAAAAAGATCAAGTGGCCTGACAAGGTTAAGAACCTTGAGCTACTCGGCAAGCATGTTGGTGTTGGCGCATTTACTGAAAAGGTCCAGTTGTCCGGCCCCGACAGCGGACCCGTGCAATTCGGGTTTAAGATCATTGAGTAAATAAACCCTGTTGAAGGAAAGACACTACAGGAGGTAAGTAATGATGCCGGAATTTGCTCGTCTTTATTAAGATATCGGTTAAAGGCGGGAATGAGTGATGAAGACGCCACTGCTAATGTGGATTACAGAATTTGCAAGTAACCGTAGATATACCTAAGTGGGCGCGCCCATTACTGGCCCACGCCAGATACAAAGGAAGTCACGGGGGCAGGGGAAGCTCTAAGTCTCATACAATGGCCACCCTAACCGTAGCGGCCATGTCTGCCGATCCGAACCTAAGCGTTGTCTGCGTCCGTGAAGTCCAGAAATCGCTAGAGCTATCGGCCAAAAAGCTCATTGAGGCCAAAATCGAAAGCATGGGCGTTGCGCACCTATTCGAGGTGCAAAAGGCCGTCATCAAGCGCCGGGGTGGCACTGGCATTTGCATCTTTCAGGGTTTGCAGGATCACACGGCAGATTCCATCAAATCGCTAGAGGGTTTTGGCCTATGCTGGATTGAGGAAGCCCAATCCATCACGGAACATAGCCTCAACCTGTTGCGCCCGACTATCCGCGCCGATCATGGCCCGTTCGGAGCGCCTAGCGCAGAGATTTGGGCAACATGGAATCCGCGCCGTCGATCAGACGCAATCGAGAAGCTGCTAAGGCCTAGAGGTCGCACGGCAGAGAATTCGATTGTGGTTAGGGCTAATTACACTGACAATCCGTTTTTGCCTGCAACGCTCCTAGCGGAAGCGGAAAGCGATAAGATCAACAATCCCGACAACTTCGCCCATGTCTGGCTAGGCGATTACGAAAGCATGGGCAGTAAGGTCGTTATCCCGTCTCTATGGGTAGATGCGGCTATCGGATTGGATATTGATCCTACAGGCCGCACATTCGGCGCTCTGGACGTTGCCGGGGCAGACGATGGCGGCGATGAAAACGCTTGCGCTACCCGGCGCGGATCAACCCTGATCGGCCTAGACAAGTGGAATGGGCTGGACGGCGAATTGACGCTTCGCAAGGCCATGGGCATTTGGCGCGATTTGGGGAGCGATGAAAACTTTTACGATAGCGCTGGCGTTGGCGAGAGCGTCCTAACCGCATGGGCTGGCATGGGGCGGCGCAAAGAGCAACCGTCAGGGATGAGATTGACCGCTTGGAATGGCGGCATGAGCGTTACTAATCCAGACGATAGGATTGACCCGCGCAATCCTCGCGCGCCGCGCAATAAAGATCATTACCACAACCTAAAAGCGCAGGCGTGGTTTAGTCTTAGGGCAAGGTTTGAAAATGCTTACAAGAAAAGCATGGGGCGTGAATATGACTCCACCCATATCATTAGTATACCCGCTGATCTACCTTATTTGGAGCAATTGCAGGACGAGCTAAGTCAACCGCACAAGAAAGAAAGCGGGACTGGCAAGGTTATGGTTGATAAGCAACCAGACGATGCGCAATCCCCCAATCTGGCAGACGCTGTAGTTATGGCTTACTTTCCGCTTGCCAGCAAGGCTAGTATTTTGGATGTGCTTTAGGGAAATATGCGATATGCGATGATGTCGCCACCGCTGGCGAAATGTTTCCAACTCCAATTGCCAGCGCTAAATTCTGAATTACACTCGCCACTGCGAAACTTAACTTCGCAATCTGCGCCTTCCGCAACCGGGCACTCCCCGCCGTACCATTCAATCCATTCATGTTCTTTGGGCGCAAGCGCCGCATCCAGTGCCAACCGCAAGTCGCGGATGAGCCACCCGGTCGAGTGAAGACAATGCTCTAGGCTTTGCCCGCTATAAGGATTGCCCTTTCCAGAATCCCTCGATAATTCGCCATCTTTGATCACGTCCAAATAACGATGCCGCAATTTTTCATCGAGAGGCGTTTGACCTTCCGGCACATTCCATCGGTTGTCACCACACTCTTTGAGCGCGCGCAACTCCGCAAACTTGGCTTCGATCAGAGCAATGGCTTCGCGGTCGTCGGCGTCAAGATCAATGGTATAGCGCAAGCCCCCAAGGTGAGTGGAAACCACTTCCCGATAAAACGTCTCCGCCTCACTCACTTCCTTCCGCCCATGCAGTTCGTCGAGCGTGAGAGCGTGGGCGCGGATTGATTCAACGATACGCGGTTGGGCATCTGACAAATGTCTTGCGTCATTCCAATCATCAAATCGCGCTTTTCGCGCAGCTTCATTCATGCTTTCCAGTGTTGGTTCGGTCATATTAAGCGCTCCTGATCTCGCCAGTGGTAAAAAACATTCCGCGCCGCACCATTTCATCATGGGCCATCGCGCGGACTTGTGACTTTTTGCAACGAAAAACCCAAACCTGATTGGCGTTTGCGTTGGGGTGAAGCATTTCGATCTGATAAAGCATTATCTTGTCCTTCCTTGTTTCGATAGATATCCTCTAAACCCTAGCCCCCTTTCTGTCAATAGCCTATTTGCCCCACATGCAAAATTTCTCCGATGGCCTGATTAACGCGCTAACCGGCTCCGGTTCAACCGTTGATAAGCGTTTCAGCTATGTGCACTCGTTTTCTAGCCAGCTAGACCCGGCACAGATTGACGCAGCCTATCGGGATGACTGGATTGCCCGCAAGGTCATCGACGTTCCAGTCTCTGACATGACGCGCGGTGGCTTGGATATTCAGCTAGAGACAGGCGAAATCACCCGTTTCGACAAGGCCAATAAGCGCCTTGGCCTCTATCCGAAAATCAAGAGGGCGCTAACCCTTGGCCGTCTAGGCGGGGGTGTTATGCTGCTAGGCCTGCCCGGTAGCGCAGACCTAGAGGCTAAGCCTGCCCCATTGTCCTATCTGCATGTCATGTCCGCACACCGCGCCCCCATTGGCCCGATTATCCGCGACATATCCAACACCTATTATGGCCAACCTGCATATTACACCATCATGGGGCAAAGCGGAGCGGTCAACGTGCATCCTAGCCGCGTCATTCCGTTCAAGGGCTTGCCAGTAAGCGACCTATA